CACGACCAGTGCGGCCGGCGTCGGGCTGATCGCGCTGCCGCTGGTCTGCGTCACGGTCGGCGCGAAGCCGGTAACAATCAACCCGGCCGGCGCCGGCGAGACGTCCTGATTCGCGGTCTGCGCGATGCTCGGGGTGTACCCGGCCACCACCAGGGCGGCGGCGGTCGGCGAAACCGTCGTCGTGGTCGCACCGCCGCCAGCGTCGAGCGTCTCGGCGCTCATCTCGTCGAGCGTCAGCTGGCTGTTGTTGTTCAGCGCGCGAACGCCGATGTATCCGGCTTCAGTGATCAAGGTGTCGGTAACCGCCGGGATCACGACTGCGCCATTCAGCTCGACGCTGATCTGGTCGCCGTCCATCACCAGGGCCAAGACCGGCTCGGCATTCACGGCCACCGTGTACGGCGCCGTCGCCAGGGTCAGCGCGGTCCCGTTCAGGAAGCGGACCAGCTGGATGCCGGTGCCGCTGACGATTCGGGCGTGATAGTACGTCGCTGCATCAGCCGAGACGCGGCCTGAAATTCCCAGCTGCGGCCCGCTGGTGGTCGCCGTGATGAAGAACTTGCCGGTAACCCGGTAGTTTGGCGACGGCGCCGGCGAGTCGCTCAGGTAGAAGCCAGCAGAGCCACCATTGCCTCGTAGTCGCGTGCCGCTGGCCGAGAGCGACATACCCCCAGTCATGCCGAAGATGGTCAGCCACGCCGCCCGATAGGCTGCAATGGCCTGGTTGGCCGTGCCGTTGAACAGGTCGGATGCAAAAACAGTCATAGGATCAGCCGAATCAGGGCGTCAAGGCCGATGGTGGTGTGCGTCACAAGGTCTGCTTCGACGTCGACGACGCACGCTGTTGCCCCTGGCATGCAGGCCTCGCGGATGCGCCAGTCCGGCGCGTACAGCGAGGTGCGCGGCCGGTACTCGTTGCCATCGGTGCCGACGCCGATCAGCGGGCAGCGATAGGTGCGCTTCATTTACGCCGCCTTGGCCACCGTGCAGATGCCGGCCGCGTTCGGGGTGAAGGTCAGCTTGTTGCCCACCGTGGTGGCCGGGACGTCGATGCCGGTCGAGTCGCCCAGGAAGTAACCGACGACCGGGTCGACCTTGCCGGCGATGGTGCCGATCGCGCGCACCACGCCGTAGCGCCAGGCCGCAATCGAGCCACCGGCAGCGGTCAGTTCGGCCGCATCGCTCGAGAACTTCACGGTGCTACCGGAGATCGTCAGCGCGTCGTTGGCCAGCGTGATGCCGCCAGAGGCGTAGCCACCGCCAGCAGGGATCTCGTTGCTCACGTCGGCGAACACCTCGACCGTTGCCGGGTTCGGCGCCCAGGCGCTCGTGTGATACGACAACTTGAACGTGTTGGCCGGAGCCAGCAGACCGAGCGCGATGTTCGCCAGGGCCTTATCAGGGATGATGAATTGGCCAGCAGCCATGGTTATTCCTCAGGTTGTTGTTGCGGCAGGCGGCGCACGGTGTGCGATGCCCGGCCATCCGGACCGCGCACGATGTGGTTTTCCATCGCGGCGTTCTCGTCGAGCTTCTGGTGCAGCGCCTGGACCATATCAAGCAGGCCCGAGGCGTCGATGCCGGCCGGGGCAGCACCAGCGGTCGCCGCGGCTTCCGACTGCATGCGGCCTTGCAGCTCGATGTTCTTCAGGCCCAGCTCGATTTCCTTGATCCGGACTTCCTTTTCCTTCAACTGCAGGTCGAGGAGCTTCAGCTGGCTGTTCGCGGCCAGGGTGGCGGCGTCGGCCTCGCGTTTGTACTCGGCGTCGCGGGCCTTGCCCTGCTGCCGCATGGTCTCAAGTTCGATTTCCATGCGGGCCAGCACCTGCTCGGGCGATTCCTGCGGCTGCTGTGGCGGCGCCGTGGCCGGGTCAGTCAGCAGTTTGGTCTCACCGCCCTGGATGTTCCCGGCGTGCAGCAGCATCTTGCCCAGGTTATAGACGTTCTCCGGCGTGACCACGCCCAGCGGCGCGGCTTGCTGGAAGTAGGCGCCCATCATCCCGAGGAACTGGATCGTCTTCGACTTGTCGCCGGTGCCAAGGCCCACGTTGATGTTCACGTCCATCTCGGCATTCCAGCCGCGAGGGTCGTAATCCACCCACTTGTTGCGGAGGCGGATCGTGGCCGGCTTGTCCTGATATTCGCAGGTCAGGCGCAGCAGGCGGCGGCACAGGTCCTTGCAGCCGGTCTCGGCGAACACGCGCAACATCATCAGCGCACGCTTCTGGTCGCGCGTGTTGGCGATCTGCGCGCCGGTGGCGGTTTTGTTCAGGCTGTCGGCATCGAGGCCCTGGTTCAGGCGGCTGATGCCGATGCGTTCCTCGCGGACCGTGTTCATCAGCTCGATGCCCTGAAGCGACTCGTTGGCCACCAGGGTGGTTTGCAGCGGGCCGGCCATGTTCGGCGCGTTCATGCGCACCACGCCGCCGATGCGATTCGACAGCAGGTCGTCCAGGTTGACCGCCGTGGGCACCGCCCAGGTGCGCGGGTTGTTCGCCAAGTACAGCGAATCCAGGTATTGGCGTTGCAGCGAGGTCTTGGTGTCCTGAATCGCCACCACTGGATCGGCCAGGGCCATGCCGATGATGCGGTGCGGCAGCAGGATCGGCGACCAGATGCTGTATTCGTGGTCTTCGACTTCCTCGTTCTCGAGAATGTCGTTGCCGGACATGAACACGCGGCGCCATTCGGCGATGCCGTCGCCGTCGAAGTCGACCTTGACGAAGCCGAAGAACAGGGTCAACTGCTGGTTGGCGCCTTCACCGTGGTCGGACTGCATCATGCGATCCGGGTCGATGGCGAAGTCGTCGTGCGCGGCCTGGTAATCGCTCAGCTGCTCGACGCGTGCACGGTCGAAGCCCATGCCCACCAGGTCTGAGCGCGTGTACTGGCGCAGCTCGCCGATAGCGGTCACGTCTTCCATCTTCTTCGCGTGACGCGACAGGATGAACGACGACGGCTCGATGTTCTCGATGCGAATGCCACGCGGGCCACTGTCGATCACGACGTCGATGTCGTGCAGCATCTGCGGCGGCTCGGCCAGCGCGTTGCTCACTTCCTGCTGCTCCGGGTCCGGCACGGCGTCGTGGGTCAGGATCGTGATGCGCGGATCGTTGACCATCTTGACCAGCTGAATATCGGTCAGGCCTTTGTAGCTGGCCTTCTTGATCTTGCTGGTCTTGTCTTGCCACGAGCGCACGATGCCGATCTTCGACAGGAAGCCGTCCTTGATCCAGGTGTTGAAGATCAGGAAACCCGGATTCTTCTTCTTGATGGCGTGGTTGATAACGTCGGTAACCTGCTCGACGTAGTCTTCATCGCCTGGCTCGACTGGCTCGAACTCGCAGATGTTATCGCCGGCAAAGAACGGCTCCAGCAGGTCGGGCAGGGCAGATTCCACCACTTCGAACACATCCCAGCTCACCACCTGGCTGCGGCCTGGCACTTCGTTCCCGAGCGGCTGGCCCAAGTAGTAGGCGAGGTTGCGCTCGCGCTCACCTGCCAGCTGCGAGCCGGTCCAGGCGGCGCTTTCGCTCACCTCGTAGTCGACCGCGCTGCGCAGCTCGTCGTCGGTCATTTTGGTCATACGATTCCCAGTGGTTGATAGTTGAGGCTGCCGCCCCACGGTTTGGTGATGTCGCCGTAGGCGATGGCAAAGCGGCGCATCATGTACGCATAGCGCACGGCGTCCAGCACGTCGTCCCGGGTCTTGGCGATCTTCCCGTCCTCGCGGTGGTACTGCAGGAACTCGTCGAAGAAGTCACGGAGGCCAGCGAACACCTTGAAGCGGCCGCTCATCATCAAGTCGCGGATCTCGAACACGCCAGCTTCGACGCCGTTGCCGCCGTCTGGCCAGGTGGCCCGATCCATCAGCATGTTGAAGCCGGCCTGCTCGTAGTAGGCCTTCTGCTGCTCGCCGCTGCTCTTTTCGGTTTGCAGACCATCGGACGGCCAGGCCGTGGGCACGTGCTCGGCCCAAGACTTGACGGCGCCCCAGGCCTCGATCGGCTTGGCCTGCGATTTCTTCCACGCCTTGGTGACGTAGAACATGTCGCCCTCCGGATCGAACACCAGCTGCACATGCGCTTGCGGGTGGTCCCAGCCGAAGTCCATGCCGTCGATAACGCGGAAGTGCTTCGGGATTGCGAAAGGCTCGCAGGTGATGGCGTCTTCGGCCAGGTCGTAAATTCGTCCGTGTCCCAGCATCGGGACTCCTTTCGTTCGCATGTCACGTTGGTGCGCCGGGTAGCTGGCCAACAGGCCTTCCTTCGCCTGCGTGCTGAGGTGGGGCGCGTCGTCCCAGCCCTTTTGCATGCAGATCTGCGCAGGCGAGGGCGTGTCCATGAACTGGATCACCAGCTCGGTGCGGCCGTTCTCCGGCGTGAAGGTCAGGATGCCGCGGCCGCCGGCGCCCTTGTCACCGGTAGCGGTACGTGTCAGCACCTGAGGGAAGATGGCCGCGTCCCTTGGCTCCTCGTCGATGTGGAACCAATCGACGCTGTCGCCCATCAGGGCGTGCTGCCCCTGCGAGTACGACCAGAACTGGATCGCCGCGTCGCTGGCCTGGATGTCGCCGCCGCCGATCTGGCGGATGTACACCGTGCGCAGCGCGTTCGGAGTACCGGACATGGCTTCGTAGCCGATGATGTGCTCAGGCGGGACCAGGCCGCCGGCGAACTTGCTACCATCCTTCCTGCCGAGGATCGGCTCCTGCAGCAGGTCGCGCGTCTTCTCGCCCGAATAGCCTAGGCACCAGATCAGCGGTGCGTGGCCGAAGGTGTGACCCTCCCAGTCGTCCGGGTAGTCGCCCAGGGCGTGAACTGCATCGAGGTAGGTGCCGGTGTAGGTCTTGCCGATTCGGTTGGCGGCGATCAGGCAGACCTGCGTGTGCGTCGCCGTGTTGGCGTTGAACTCGCGCTGCCAGCCGTACAGCTTCTGGTGCAGCGTGCGGTAGCGGTAGACCCGCGCACGGCGCTCGCGCTCCTGCAGCATCGCCAGCAGCAGCTCGCGCTCGGCCCTACTCGACATGGCCGAGGGCCGCACTGGCCTTCGCGATCGCGGCGTCGAGCTCGTCGTCGGACAGCTTTGCCACCTGGTGCTGCACCGGGCCGCCGCCGTCGCCGGTCAGCTGCATCTTGTTGCCGTACTTGCGGGGCTTCATGCGCTGTGCCTGCTCGACGCGCGCGTGGATCCGGAGCTTGGCCTTGCGAATCGAGTCGGCGTCGACGCGGCAGTTATCCGCGATGTCGACGATCTCATCGATCAGGGTGTCGGCGCGCTCATCGGTGGCCAGCTCGTAAGCCGCGGCGAACTCAGCATGCTCCCGCAGCCAGCGGAACACTGTGGCCTTGCTGGGCATGCCGTCGAGCTTGCACACGGCTCGAATTGTCTTGCCATCTGCGATGGCAGCACAGAACTTGTCGGCCAGCTCGGCCGTGTAAGT